CCTTGCGGGAACCAAGATGACGAGCAGGCTCTTTGTGATCATATCTGGGGGAAACTTCAGGATATGACGGGCGTACCGGAACAATTGAGAACTTCACGATGCGTGAAGTCCGATCTGGATGCTATGGTAGAAGAGTTCTTTGGAACAATGGACTCTCCCAACGCACCTAATCAGGACCTCGTGACTAGCGCAACGGTCTTCTCTCTGTACCTATCGAGAAAATGCCTAATAGTCAATAGGCGAGAAAATTTAGAAAAAAGTAGAAAAAAGATGATTGACATGGTGTGTTCAGGACGACCAGAAGGAGTCGATCCGGTTATGGAGAACCGGAGCAAGGCTTTCATGAGTAAGCTCGTGAGGGCCCTGTTTACAACACGCAGTCGAGATTCGTTCCTCAAGAACAAACAGGCCCAAGTGCCTACGCAGAGCGCTGCTTGCGTTGAGGGGAAAGTAAAAAGAAATCTATTCTACGGCCTTTCAAAGGCGGTGGGAAAGCCCTGGGTAATCCCTAAGGCAATCCTTTCTGGCGGTAAAATCCGAGTGATCACCCTTGACTCTTACGAGAACATGATTTACGCACGGTTCAATGCGTACATGTTTGGGAGGATCCGCCGCCAGAAGTGGGCGATTGCAGGGAGGAGTGTCCAAGAGTGGTGGGACGACCAGGGAGGGAGGCTGAATGATTACAGCGATGTGTGCAGTGGCGACTTGCAGAGCGCCACCGATACTTTTAACGGTGCTCTTGCCGATATCTGTATTGAACATGTAGCGAGATTGTTTGGCCTCTCTGAGGGAGAGTGTGAGGAAATGAAAAGTTTCACCACCCGGAGCTCACTGAAGGTGGCTAAGGGAGACTTTCGTCAGCAGACAAGGGGCCAGCTGATGGGCAGTTGTTTGTCATTTCCTATACTTTGTCTCGTTTCACTGACCGCCTGGGCTGTAGGAACAGATTTCGACTTAAAAACAGAAAAAAAAGAGGGGAATAAACTCTTGAGGGCTCTAAGTGATGAGCCTGTTGGAATTAACGGTGACGATATCGTCTTCGGGACTGATGATGGTGGCGCTGGGTGGCAACGAGGGGTTGCTAGCATCTGGGGGATCGTCAGTCCAGGAAAGAGCCTACTCTCAAAGTGGGCCTTCACCGTTAATTCTGAGCTCTGGTGGAGGGAAGAGCCTCACTGGGGATCGGAGTTTAAACATGTGGGTATTTTAAGACCCTCCTTGCTTATCGGCATCACGGATGGCAGGACAGCATTTGCGGAAGAGTCTTGGGAAGAGTACGCCAGGTCTCCATTGTTTGAGAGCGCAGCTCTGAGAAAGCTGATCGAAAAACGACTTAAGACTCACCTTCCTCCCTCCATGGGGGGGTTGGGAACGAGCTGTCGTTTCGTTCTAGACGATGTGAAGAAATGGTGGAAAGACCT